GAGCAAGTTGTTCAGTGGAGAGATAGTGTGTAGAGAATGTTGTGGCGGATATGAATATTGTACCTGTTCAAATCTTAGTGAAGCTAATGCTTCAATTCATGATTTACATTCCGTCATTAGTGATTTGGGATCTGATGGACCACTTACCCCGTGGGATATTTATGAAGACGATGATATTCCTGAATTGATTCATGACGAAGTTGTGCCCCATTCTGGAACTTGTGAAAGTTTCTATCCCTCTCTTTGTTCAGAGAGGAAAAATGAGGTTGAACAGGGGTTGAAAGAGATGCTTTTTTCATGGATTGTTGAAGGAAAATGCAATATCGATACTGTTTATGCAGACTTTATTTCAAGCTGTAGCAAAGAGCTGCAGTATTTGTTGATAGTTATGCGAAAGGTTGTCGGGAAATGGTATCAAACTAATAAGAGATCCATGATAGAAATGTGTTTTCCCGTCGAATTTGAAGGGACTGTTTTGGGAGATTACTATTCTATGGTTGTAAGGGATAAAGAAGTTAAATACATAGCATCAGTTGGATTTTCCATTGAGTCTGCCATACGTGTATTGTTATTTTATGTTACTTATAATTTACATACTAGATGGGGACCTATGGATGATGTTAAATATTTGTTTCCTATTTGTGGGAACTACTTCCTTTCTAAAATGGACTTTCCAGCTTTTGTTATCAAAATATATTCAGAATGGAAGGTTAAAATATTTGCAGCTCATGCAGTTGTTAGTGGATACTCAGAATTGGAAAAGACGATACTTGGCACCATTTTCTTTCTAGTGTGGGGTACCTCTTATTGTCCCAAAAATGTTAGTATGTCCATTCAGGGATTATTTCTTTTCTTCGTAACATTTTATCCTATGCTGAATTCCTATAAGCGTATGTTTCTATACGGTGCGCCTAGAGCGCTATCTTTAATTTATAAAAAAGAGAAAAATGAATGCCTTAATGATTGGTCTAAATTGGCGCCCGCTGCATTAACGTTATCTACTCTTTATTGTAGCAAGAAAGATATTGTTGATTTTTATGTTGAGGCTTGTGAGAAGTGGTATCTGCAGCCTCAAAGCAGATTGAAACCAACAATTTCTGAAATTGGAAAAAGGGATGAGAAGCATAAATTTGATGATGAGTGGTTTAAAAATTGTGCTGAGCCATTTCTTGATCCGCTTCCTACATCTACATTACGAATCCCTGCTGAAGTTCGTAACGCTGTGGGTGATAACGTATGGTCTGTATGTAATCTATCAAGTAATTCGAAATCAAATTGCTTTGTAGTATGCAGCGGATGCGTTCTCATTCCTTATCACTATGTTCCTAAAGTATCTTGTATATTTAAATTTACAAGGCACAATAGGGGTAATAAAGGCAATCAGTCTTTTGATGCTTTGATAGATCCCGAACAATGCGTCAGAGTTAAAAACTACGACTTGGCTATGGTTTGGGTTCCTAAGACAAGGGATGTTCGTAATCTCATTGATTGTTTTCCAATAGCATTTCATGAGACTAGTGACAAGAGGAGTG